TCCACCCTAGGCACCACCCTAGGCACCACCCTAGGCACCACCCTAGGCACCACCCTAGGCACCACCCTAGGCACCACCCTAGGCACCACCCTAGGCACCACCCTAGGCACCACCCTAGGCACCACCCGTGGCACCACCCTAGGCACCGCCCTAGGCACCGCCCTTGGCACCACCCGTGGCACCACCCTTGGTACCACCCCTGGCGCGCGCGAACACGGTGAAGGTGACACCGACCGCCCGACCCGATGAGCCGCATCCTGTAGCAAACACTGGGGATTTGACATTTTCGGCGATTGGTGCGATCTTTCACTCATCGACGGCGACAACGCTGATCGGTCGGGACACCTGCCCTTCCCGGATAACAGTGGGCGGCGCCATTAGGCCACATGCGGTGGCCGGTACATGGGAATTAGGTGCGGCCCTCAAGCGAGGCCCCTGCGGAGGGGAGCAATGCGAAACGCCACCTAGTGAGGGGAGTGTGTCACCGCCACAGAGGCGGTCTGATGAGGGGCAGAGACCCCGAAACACACACAAAGGACACACACATGCATGACGAAGACGCAATCGCTATTCTCGAAGACGCCCTCAAGGCGGCTGAAAAGGACTATGCGTCGGCCAAGGGTCCTAGGGTCCGAGCCGCGATTTCATCACGTATTGAGCACATTTGCGGAGCCATTGATTGGTTCCGTAGCGGTGATGACGGCCAAGAGCTGTCAACGGGCGTTCTTGTCCAGATTAACTGGGCAACCAAGGGCGCTTGGCGCTTTAACTAAGTCGAAACCTAGGGGACCCCTTTTGGTCCCCGAGGGTCGCTAGGTCGCTCCTAGCCTGATGAGACACACCGGGCAGCTCCCGGGGAGACACACACACATGCGTACCATTCTCAACATTGGCTTGCTCCGCTCTGAGGCTTCTCAGGTGGCACCAAAGGCTCCACTCAATGTGGCGGTCCTGATGGATTGCGTCAAAGCCCTTTGGGGCCGCGCCGCACAAGCCTATGTGCACACCTCGGACACGGAACCCACGCTCGTCGTAGACGTGGCGGCTCCGGTGTCAACGGGGCAGGTCGAACGGCTCTCCAAGGCCTTCGATCAGGACGCAATTGCGTTCTTCGATACACACACCGGGAGGGGCTTCCTCGCCGGTCCCCGCGCTTCGGCGTGGGGCAGCTTCAACGCTGAATATTTCCTCTTGCCGAATGGCGAGAGACTGGCACAGGCGGCTGTTGCTGCCTGAGTATTTGTCAGGTCGAAACAGGTGCGCCCTCGCGGCGTGCCTGTCACGGTGTCAAGCACCGTCTGATGAGACCACGAAAGGCACACACATGGCTGAAATCACACACCCGGAACTGTTTCGCTTCGCTAGCTTTGAGCCCGGCCTTCGCAAGAAGGTGGGTAACAATCGGGAGGTGTCACACGTCCGGTGCGAGCATGAGGATCAGATCATCGGGCTCCTTCACGGGCACCCGGTGTTCACCTTCACCCGGTACAAACCGATCTTTCTGGGCGGCGCGCTGATCCTTGACCACTGCGGCTACCCTACCGCCACCACGCGGCAGGCCATTGCTGACTTTGGCGCGGCGGCCTTCGGTAAACGCAAGGTAGCCGTGTCATTCGCCAAGGGTGAGTTCACCGCTCGCCTCTTCGGCCAAGAGTACATGAGCCCCACCGGGCGCCAGATCACGCAGCACCTGATCGCAGCATAGGTCGAAACCACGGGGGTCACCCTCCGTGGTCTGACGGTTAAGCCGTCACTGATGAGACCACCTGAAAGGCACACACATGAGCGTTATCGACAGGGAACAATACTGGAGAGACATCGCGGAGAGAGGCGACGGGCTGGAGGTTGCACCCTGCACAATAGTGGGGGACGCCGTCGAGCGCCAGACCAAGGCTGCCGGTGCGGACTTCTGGTCCGTATACGTCCACCTGCCGGAAGGCGGCGTGGATTGGATTGCCGATTACGACAACAGAACGGATGCTGTGCGCTTCGCCGAAGGCGCGGTCGCGGATTACCCAAACCTCGCCAAGTTCGGCATCGCAAAGTGTTGGGAATAGGTCGAAACCACGGGGGTCACCCTCCGTGGTCTGACGGTTAAGCCGTCACTGATGAGACCTCAGAAAACACAAAGGCACACACATGTTTCACACACATAATCCGATCATTGGCCACTGGGCTCGGCAATCCGCCGAGAACCTTGAGGCCGTGTTCATGTTCGTGACGGCGACAATTCAGCAGCCAATCGAACAGGTGCCCGCCATCCTCGCCGACTATCGCGAGAATGGCCCGGCTTCCAAGTACGCTTGGGGCTGGAAATCCGAGGCGCTGCGGCACTACGCGGCACACCGGGAGACCATCTATGCCGACCTCATGGCGATCCATGAGGGCGTGCAAGAGCAGGCTGGCCGCGAAGTTGCCCTGCTTGCCTATCTGGCCACCCTGCCCGGCCTCGGTCTGGTCAAGGGTGCCTTCGTGGCACAGCTGGCGTTCGGCGTCGGCGGCTGCATGGATAGCCACAACATGAAGCGCTTCGGGGCCAACGCCGGTCGCTTCTCCGCTTCTGCGTTCAAGGCACTGCGCACACCTGAGGCACGCATCACTCGCATCGTCGAGTACTGCGCTCTGGTGGCCACTGTCGGCGGCGGCGCGGCGCTCTGGGATAGCTGGTGCGACTACGTCGCCAGCCTCCGCCCGGATCGCTTCGCTGACGGCTCGGAAGTGTCCCGTCTGCACGTCACCGCCTTCGGTTTGGCGGCATAGTTGTCAGGTCGAAACTAGGTGGCCCTCGCGGCTGCCTAGTCTGCCCGTCATGCGGGCACTGATGAGACCTCTCACAGACACACACAGACACACACACGGAGCACTCAATGGCTAAACGTCGGAAACACAAGCGTCCCCACTTCCTCGCGGAACGCTTGGCCCTCTGGGCGGCAACCCTTGTCCTCGCCGGGTTCGGCGCGGCAGGATGGACGCTTGCCTTCTGGGATGTGTCTCACCACCTCGCAATCATGGCGGCCCTCGTGGCCCTCGTGGCGCCCCTTGTGGCTGCTGCCCTATCCGGGCCAGCCATGCACGGCGGCGGGGTGTTGGCGTGGCTCACCATCATCGTCTTCACGGCGATGGAGGCCGGAAGCCACGCCAATGCGATATGGCAGTTCGATGCCGTCGCAAACCAAGCCGTGAACGAAAGGGCGCTCACGGAGTATCAGGCGGAGGCTGACAAGGTCACCGCCGCGCGGGACGAGGCTCAGGCCAAGCTCGCTGCCCTTCCCACGCCGGACGCCACCGGAGCAATCCGGAAGGCCGACACCTACGTGGCGACACACGCGGTCCTCACGGCAAACCTTGAGACCGCTCAGGCCCGAGTGGATGCACTCGTCAAGCCAGAGCCAAAGCAGCTATTCCCGCGTTGGCTATCCGGGGGCGTCATGGCCCTCACCGCGTTTGCCCTGATCTTCGGCCACCTCGCCATCGCGCGGGCCGAGCGTCAGATGCAGCGCAAGGCAGAGGCTCAGGCACAAGCTGCCCGCGCCCCTGTCAAGCAGGCCTCTCGCAAGCCGCGCCGCAAGGCCGCCCCGGCGGGGCCGAACGTAGTTATCTTCAAGTCGCTGGCTGAGAAGCTGAGCGGCAAGAAGGCCGACTAGGTCGAAACCACGGAGCAATCCGTGGTCTGACGGTTAAGCCGTCACTGATGAGACCCAATGAAAGGCACACACACATGAGCGACAAGGAAACCGCCGCACAGGCAGTTCGCGCAGGAGACCCGAAGAGCTGGGTTGACGCAGTCTGGGAAGCCCTCGCCGGTTTTCGGGAAGACTGCATACCAGAGGGAGACCCCGCGTACGACGAGCAATGGTCCGACATCTGCACCGCGATGGCGTGGATCGAGGAAGAACTCGGCGTCGAACGAAAGCTCGACTAGGTCGAAACCGGGGCAACCCGGTCTGGGCGTCAAGCGCCCACTGATGAGACCACAGCCGCATTGCGGCGACATTGAAAGGCACACCAATGCTCTATCACAATGGCAACACGCTCGGAAACAACGGCCTCCACACAGCAGGCCAAGTGGAGCAGGCGCGCACCCTAACGAAGGGCGACCGCGTCCGCTACACGGAGGCGCACAAGCTGACCCTCCGGGATCACAAGCTGCACCTCAGCACCGACGATGACTGCGGCACGGTCGCCGAGGGCGGCCTGCCCAACGCGGTCTTCGTGGTCGGATGGGATCGCGGTACACGGACCATGGTCCACTCGACGTTCCTTGAACGCGTTCCAGAAGATCAGGACCCGAGCTCTAAACGGGACGGCTGGTCGTAGGTCGAAACCCTCGGGGAAACCCGGGGGTCTGCCCGTCACGCGGGCACTGATGAGACCACAGCCGCACTGCGGCGAAACTGAAAGGCACACACATGACCTACCTGCTTACACTCGAAGCCGTCGAAAGCGCTGCCCGCGAGGCCTACTCGAGGGGGGAGCTTGGCTTCCAGAATGGCGAAATACTGTGCAAGTACAAGGGTGACGCCACCGGCGCCCCGTGCGCTGTCGGCGCAGCCCTCCCGGTGGAACTCCGTGACAAAATCGCGGAGGATCAACGCCTCAACGGTCAGGACCTCTGGTCGCTGAAGGATAGGGGCTACGTCGCTTTCGAGAGCGTTGAGGCCTTTAGCAAGATACGGGCGATCCAAGCCGCGCACGACCGGGTTATTGAATACGCTCGATCTGTGACGTCGCCAGAACGGGCGTACTTCGAAGATGAGTTCCGCAAGGCGATCAACTACCTGACGTAAGGTCGAAACGCTGGCCCTTAGGGGTCGGCGTCTCAGGGTCAAGCCCTGACTGATGAGACCACAGGTTGACATAATGCACACACACCTGAAGAGGAGAGACGCATGACCATTCGACCGAGAGGCTCAGGCCTGGAAGTAGACGTGCAGGTCACCGTGGCTGGCGATAAGCGCCGGTACCGCGAGACGATCCGCGCCGACATGACCGCAGCCAAAGCCTTTGAGGCACGCGTTCGCGCCGACCTACTGGCCGGTGTTGACCCTGTGCCCCACAGTGAACACGCTGCGGTATCCAAAGGCCTGCCCCTCAAGGCGGCGCTGGAGGATGTCTGGCAGCGTTACTGGAGCAGCGGCGGCCAAGCCCGCACGGTACGCTCCAACATGGCGGTGTGCGTCGAGTTCTTCGGAGAAGGTCGCGACCTCGCGGCCATCACTTCGGCGGACCTCGACGACTTCGTGGTGTGGATGACCCGCAAGGGCTACACACCCTCGACGATCCGCTCGAAGCACGCGGTTATGTCCAAGGCGTTCCGGCATTTCCATCGCCGGGGCAACCTGAAGACTGTCCCCACCGTCGAGCTGCCCAAGGTTGGCGACAACCTGCGGGACCGAGTGCTGACCGAGGGGGAGTTTCAAGCCCTCCTCGCCAGCATGCCACCCGGCGTCGACCAGCGGCGTTTCGTTGCCCTCTTCACCCTGCTCATGGACACTGGCGCTCGCCGGTCCGAGTTGGCTGCTTCGAAGGGCGATGCCGTGACCGGTCGCCTGATGACCCTACGCGAGACGAAGACGGGCCGCACCCGCGTGGTGCCCCTTACCCACCGCGCAGAGGAGGCCTGGGTGTACCTGAAGGCCCTCGACCCGGCACACCCTTGCGACTGGGCAACGTCCGGCGTGGTTCGCCACGCTTGGGACTACGCGAAGGTCCGCATGGGGCTCGCCGGCGACGATGGGTTCATCCCGTACGCCCTCCGCCACACATGCGCCACGCGCCTGTACGAGCGGACGCGCGACCTGATGCTGGTCAGGGACTGGTTGGGTCACACCAACATCAAAATGACTGAGCGGTACGCCAAGCTGGCGCCGATCTCCCTTGAGCGGGCCAGGGACCTGCTTGAGCAATGACCAACGGGGCTGCCTTCGGGCGGCCCCCATCCCTCCGAAACACCTCTGGTGTGTGCAACCTTGGCCCCCTTGGCGTCCGCGCTGAGGGGGCTGCTTTTTGTGGTGACGCATCAGTGACGCTGTGGCACACCGTGTTAGGTTCCAGCAGCTTAAATTTCCCACGTCGCGTGCATTCCCAGCAGCGATAGTTAACCACACTGGCGAACACGGCCAGCGGGAAAGGTCCGACCGCGCGGTATTTGCAGTTCGGATGTCAAAAGTGACGCGGCGCGTGTTCCGCGGCGTCGAAGGCACACGCTCAATAGGAGAACATTCCCATGACAAACCTGATGTATTCTCCGCCCACCGCCGAGGAACTTGCTCTCGAAGAGCTGTGGGAGGAACACATGGTGGTTCTCGGGCGCGACCAGCGCCTGGCCGCCGACCGCAAGGCTGCCGAGCGTGGCAGCGCGGGAAGCACGAAGTCCGGTCGGTACGTCATCTCCGGGATGGTCGACCCGCTGGCATCAATGATCCGGGAGGAGATCGACCGGCTCTCCGAGGGGCGCGTCAAGCGCAAGCCTCCCGAGCTGGCATCTCTCCTGCTCCTCCCGCCTCGCGACAGCGCGGCCATTGCGCTTCGGTGCGTGGTCGACTTCATCGCGCAGTACGGCGAGGAGGCCGCCTCGGTCCAGAGGGTTGGCCAGCGTATCGGCAAGCTCATATGTGCCGAGACGATTGCCCGCATCCTTCGCAAGGAAGAGCGGCCCCTGTTCGAGGCCCGCGTGAAGCAGATCGCCGAGCGCACCTCGAACACGTCCGAACGTGTCCGCCAAATCCTCAAGGCTGCCCGTCAGGTGGCCGAGGCGGCGGAGCGCGGCGAAGACGCGCAACCATTGACTATGGAGGAGATCATGACCGGGACGGAAATGCTCCGCCTTGGCTCATCCCTCGTGATGGCAATGGTGTCGCTCGGCTTTATTGAGGAGCAATCTTTCAAGCTGAGCAAGACGCACACGAAGCGGTACATTGCCTTCACGCAGGAGACTGCGGAGGCGCTCCAGAAGGCAGGCCTCGCGGCCTCACTCCTGCGTCCGACGTTCCTGCCGACCATCATTCCTCCGAAGCCGTGGACCTCCATGAGCGACGGCGGGTACTGGCGGAAGGGCCGGATGAGCCGGCTGATGGTGAAACGCAGCGCCTCGAACGGTGTGAAGACGGCGGACGCCGAACACATGCCGCGAATGTTCGAGGCCCTGAACTTCCTCCAGAACACCCCCTGGAGGATCAACAAGAAGGTGCTCGCGGTCGTCGAGTACATGCGCAAGATGAACATCGCCGAGGCGGGCTTGCCCCCTTCGCAGTTCATCCCCCTGCCGCCTGTGCCCCACGACATCGACACCAACGAAGACGCACGCAAGGTGTGGCGCACGGCTGCCCGGAAGGTCCGAGAGGCCAACCGGCGTATCCAGTCGACCTCCCTCGCGTGTGACAAGGTGGTCCTCGTGGCCCAGGACATGGCGGATTACCCGTCCATCTGGTTCCCCAAAGTCATCGACTTCCGGGGCCGGGTGTACGACCTTCCGCTCTTCCTGAAGCCACAGGGCGACGACCTCTCCAAGGGCATCCTGGAGTTCGGCAATGGCAAGGCCCTCGGTGAGGGCGGAGGCTACTGGCTGGCCATCCACGGTGCGAACACCTACGGGGTCGACAAGGTTCCCCTCGACGACCGTGTCGAGTGGGTCCTTCAGAACGAAGAGGCGATCCTCCGGGTCGCTGAGGACCCCATAGGGGAGCGTTTCTGGACGCAGGCTGACAAGCCCTTCCAGTTCCTCGCGTTCTGCTACGAGTGGGCTGCGGCGCGCGAGGCCGGCGACGGCTTCGTGTCCCACCTGCCCATCGCAATGGACGGCTCCTGCAACGGCCTCCAACACCTCTCTGCCATGCTGCGCGATCCCATCGGCGGTGCGGCGGTCAACCTGCTTCCGAGTGAACGTCCCAGCGACATCTACTCGGTGGTACTCAAGGTGGCCGTCGCCGATCTCGAAGGGAAAGCCAAGGGCGGAGACACAGTGGCCGCACAGTGGCTTCCTGTCATGGCGCGCGGCGTTGTCAAGCGCCCCGTCATGACCCTACCCTACGGTGCCACCCGTCAGGGCTTCGCTGACCAGATCGTCGAGGACACCATTCGTCCCATCGAGAAGGCCGGTGCAAGCCCCTTCGGAACAGGGGGGCCGATGGCTGCCCAGTACCTGTCCCACATCGTGTGGGCCTCGACCGGACAGGTCGTGGTCGCCGCTCGGGTGGCCATGGACTGGCTCCAGTCGGTCGCCAAGGTGGCAGCCGAGGCGAACGTGCCCCTGCAATGGACCACGCCGACAGGCTTCAAGGTCCGGCAGGACTACCGTGACGACAAGACCCGAGAGGTCGAGCTGCTCACGTTCGGCCAGCGCATTCGGGTGATGGTCGCCGATGGCGTCGAGGATCGCATCAGCAAGCGCCGCATGGCCATGGCCATCGCCCCGAACTTCGTCCACAGCATGGACGCGGGGCATATGCTCAGGACGGTCGAGTTCCTCACGGATCGCGGCCGGCAGGACATGCACTTGTCGATGGTCCACGACAGCTACGCCACGCATGCCAGCGATACTGAGGCTCTGGCCTTCGCGCTTCGACAGGCCTTCGTGGAAATGTACCAGGAGCGCTGCTGGCTCACGTCCTTCCGGGACGAGATCATCTCACAGCTTCCTGAGACCTACGCTGAGAAGGTTCCTGAGGTTCCGGCGCAAGGCGATCTTGATATCACCGACGTGCTTAACTCCTTGTATTTCTTCGCGTAATCGACACACTCCCCCAATTCCCCGACCCGTAGGACAACGACCCCTGGCTCTCACGAGCTGGGGGTTTCTGCGTTTCTAACAGGGATCAACTCCATGAAATCATTCAGTTTTCCGGGCGGTCGCGCCTACCTCACCGTCCGCTCCTCGCGTCCTGACCCGGCGAGCCGATACGGCATCGACCTGTCCGACGACGCCTACACCAGTGCCGAGGGCTTGGTCGAGCTGGGCAAGTTCCTCGTCGACGCCGGCAAGGAAGCCATCAAGGCTGAGAAGGCCGCCGCTGCCCCGGACGCCGCCGCTGACGTTGCCGCTGCCATTGAGCAACAGGACGCCGCGGTCGCCGCTGTGACCTCCCTCGCTGCCATCGCAACGGGCGCCGTTGCATGACCGAAGTGATCCGCCTCTTGTACGACCTCGCGGACCTCGAAGTCGGCCGCACCTACAAGTGCGTGGTGGATCGCGAACGCGGCCTCGCTCTCGAACCAACCGAGAAGCGGGGTCGCCCTCGCGCCCTCACCGGCCACATCGTCATCGCCGCGCGTGCCCTGAGACAACACAAGATGTCCCAGCGCGAGATCGCCAAAGCCCTCAACACCAGTCAAGGCGCCGTTCGCACGGCCCTGGGAGAACCGCGCTGATGCCCGACGAGGCAGACGATTTCACCAAGCCGGTATACGCCTACCAGGTGGCCCGCAAGGTCGAAGACCTGGCAGTCGACGCAGCTGCGATCCGGCCGACCCGCCGCGAGATCGCAATCGCAATCACCCACCTCGAGACAGCCGCCATGTGGCTGAACAAGGCGCACTACGCCGCCAAGAAGGAATAGCCCATGACCCTCGCGCGTATCCCAGAAATTCTGCGGCGACTTGAGGAACACCTCGGCGTGCCTGCGTTCCTCGCTGGGGGCGCCTGCCGCGACGACTACAACCAGCGCCCCATCAAGGACTACGACATCTTTGTCCCGGATCATGTGCTGAACCAGGCAGAGCCTACAGCCATCGCAGCGGCTCTCGGCGCCCCTTGGAAGTTCACGCAGGATGTTACGACCGACTACTTCCAAGGCAACATGGCAAAGCAAGTCGGTCCTATCTTTGTATTCGAGAACGGTGGCAACGCGGTGTTCGACAATACCTTCTGCCTGCCGGACGGCCCTCCTATCCAATTGATAGGCCTCAAGGTCCCTTCCGAAGCAGAGTGGAACATACACCACGTCCTCAACCGCATCGACATCGGCCTGTGCCGCACGGGTCTGAAGGCAAACGGGTCCTGGGTGTTCGCCCCCGAGTTCACGTCCGACGTTGTGTCCCGCACGATCACCATTGTGGATAAGCGGGACGTTGACCGCAGCCTAATCAGAGCGCGGCGCATCCAAGAGAAATACCCGGAGTTCACAATCGTCCCATGACATACCGCAACCTCGACCTCGCCAACCTGGCCCGCAAGCGGGTCTCCCGGCTGGCCTTCACCATCCTCGACGCCGTCAAAGACGAGGAGCTGGAATACTTCATCTCCGCAGTCGCGATGGTGCTTGAGGCGGTCGCCGAGGAGAAGAACCTCGACCGCTCCGACATCATGACCAAGGTCACCAACATGCTCCGCACTGAGGGCCTCGACGACGACAACTACGTCATCGCCCTGCGATCCTACATCCGCGACGAGATCGAAAAGTGACCCTCAAGATGTCCACCGTACTTCCCCCGATGGACCTCTCGTCTGACCACGGAGGCGACGAAGCTAGTCCGCTCCCGGATCACTCCGATCCTGAGGCTGAAGATGCCGAAGAAGACGAAGAGCCCGAAGACCAACCAGAAGAAGACCTGAGGAAGGCCGCATGAAGTACACCAACCGCGTGATCCGCCTGCTGAAAGCCGGCCGTACCCAGAACGAAATCCCCACCGACATTCTCGCCAAGGCGGACGCAGAAGGGTGCGACCTCGCGTCCATCTACCGCCGCTACGAACAGTAAACAGGAGGCCCCATGGCCAAGCAAGAAAAGACACTCATCCAGGTCCGCGGCGTTGCCCGCTACCCGTGGCTCAACAAGCCGGACACCAAGTTCAAGGCCGAAGGTCAGTTCAAGGTGGACCTGGAGATCGACGCTGAGACGGCCGAGCCGCTCCTCTCGCAGTTCGAAGACATCCGCGCCGCCGAGATCGCAGCCGCGAAGGTCAAGCTGAAAGGCAAGAAGCCGAAGGAAGCCGACCTGCCGCTCGTCCCGAAGCTGGATGAAGAAGGCAACGAGACGGGCACCTACCTGCTCAAAGCCAAGATGACCGCATCGGGCGTCTCGAAGAAGACAGGCAAGCCGTGGTCGCGTGTCGTCCCGATCTTCGACGCCAAAGGCAAGCCGGCCAATCCGCAAATCTATGGCGGCTCCGAGCTGATCCTCTCCATCGAGCCGAGGGGCTGGGCGAACCCGAAGGGCGAGTGCTCCGTCACCTGCTACCTCGAAGGCGTTCAGGTCATCAAGCTCGCGAAGGGCTCGGGCGGCGCGTCCGCATCGGCGCTCGGCTTCGGCGCTGTCGAAGACGGCTACACGGAGGACGAAGTCGAAGGCGCGGACGCAGCAGTCGGCGAAGACTACGACTTTGAGTAAGCTGACCCCGCAAGGAGTCGGCCTGAAGTATGGCTTTCGGTCGGGGCTGGAGGAAGACCTCCAGTCCCAGATCGCCGCCGCTGGCAAACCCGTGGTGTACGAGAAGCTCGTCATCCCGTGGACGCTCCAAAAGAGCTGCACCTACCGCCCCGACTTCGTGCTCCCCAACGGGATCATCATCGAAGGCAAGGGCCGGTTCCTCACGAGCGACCGCCAGAAGCACCTCATCGTCAAGGCTCAAGAGCCCGACCTAGACATCCGTTTCGTCTTCTCGAACGCCAACGCGCGCATCTCGAAGACGTCCTCCACAACCTACGCCGCCTGGTGCCACCAGAAGGGCTTCCTGTTTCACCACCGAGTGATCGACCCGAAGTGGTTCCGAGAGCCCGTGAATGAACGGTCCCTCTCCCGTGTCCGCGCCCTCATGGCTGCCAACAAGAAAGGCCCACCGTGTCCATTCTGAAAGACCTAGCAGTGATCTTCGGGGTCGTCTTGTTTCTGTCCCTCCTCATGTTCGGGGCAGACCGCAGTGGATACGCCCGAGGCAAGGCTGACGCGGAGAGCGCCTGCACCTCGGCGAACTCCCTCGCCATGTACGAGCAGCTCCAGAAGGTCGCCGACCTGAACGAGCAGAACATCGCCACTGTTGAGCGAGCCGCCGCTGAGGCAGCCGAAGCCGACCAGGCACTCGACGCCCACCTCACCGCAACTGTCAAACACCTGGAGAAGCTCCGTGCTCAAACCATTCCTGTCGGCGCTGATTGTCGGCGTCCTTATGATGTCGTCCGCATGTACCAGCGCGCCGCGTCCGGTCCCTCCGCTGGTGGTGGAAGTGACGAAGCCGCTTCCGGCGTACCCGCCCTCGGCGATGGTCCGGTGCCAGCCTTTGGAGATGCCAGAGATTGACGACACGACGTGGTCCTCGCTGACACCCAGCGAGCAGGCCGCGCTCGAAGACGGCTGGGCGCTCGCATGGGCGCTCGAATACCACATCTGCCTCGCCCGTCACAACGCCCTCGTCACCCACATGGAGAAGCTCTATGGCAAATCGTAAGTACACGCGCATCGTCGTGCATTGCTCCGACACCCCCGCCAATCTGGACGTGGGCGTGAAGGAAATCCGCCAGTGGCACACTCTCCCTCCCCCACGCGGCCGCGGCTGGAAAGACATCGGCTACCAGTACGTCATCCGACGCGATGGCACTGTGGAGCTTGGCCGCGACACCGACCGTGATGGCTCCAGCCTCGACGAGATCGGCGCGCATGTGGCCGGCCACAATGCGTCCTCCGTGGGTGTCTGCCTCGTTGGCGGCAAGGGTGGCTTCAACTTCACCTTCCGTCAGTTGACTGTTCTCATGCAGCTGATCGAGGACCTGAAGGAAGAAATCCCGACCATCGAAGAGGTGGTGGGCCACGGCGACTTGGACAGTGGAAAAACCTGCCCTCAGTTCGACGTCCGCGCGCTGCTTCATGGCTGAGTTCCTACGGCACGAGCCGTGCCCCAACTGCGGGTCAAAGGACAACCTGGCCCGCTACGTTGACGGCTCAGCGCACTGCTTCGGATGCAAACACTACGAGAAGGCCTCGGGATCGAAAGGTTCCGGGGCCTTTTCCGCTTCAAGAAAGGACGAACCCCGAGTGATCGAACTCATCCCATCAGGCGAATACGCCGACCTCCCCTCGCGAGGCCTGCGCGCTGACGCCCTCAGAAAGCTCGGGTACAAGCTGGCGACTGTCAACGGCGAGCCCGTGCAGATCGCCGAGTACCGCAACCGGAAAGGCGAGGTCGTCGCCCAGAAGGTCCGCAAGGCCGGGAAGAAGTTCGGCTGGCGGGGGCCAAAGGAAGTCCAGAAGCTCCTCTTCGGGCAGCATGCGTGGGGCGCAGGCTCGCGCCGCGTGATCGTCACCGAAGGCGAGATCGACGCCCTCACTGTGGCCCAAGTGCTCGACCTGAAGTGGCCCGTGGTGTCCGTCCCTGACGGCGCGACGAGCCTCAAGGCCATCGAGCAGAACGTCGACTGGCTTGAGACCTTCGACGAGGTCGTCTTCATGTTCGACGGCGACGAGCCTGGCCGCAACGGCGCCCGCGAATGCGCTGCGATCCTGTCCCCCGGTAAGGCGAAGATCGCCCACATGCCAGACGGCATGGACCCCAACGCCCTCCTCCAGGCTGGCCTCACCGCGCAGATCACCAGCTCGGTGTACGAGGCGAAGCCCTATCGGCCGGACGGCGTCGCGACACTCTCCTCCCTGATCGACGAAGCCGTTAAGCCGGCCGAGTGGGGCAAGACCCTACCCGACTGCATGGCGAAGGTCTACGAGTGGTCCTACGGCCCGAAGCCCGGACACGTCTGGGTCGGCGGCGCTGGCGTAGGCATCGGCAAGACCGACATCTTCACCGAAATGGAAGCCCATGACCTGAAGCAAGGCCGAGCCATCGCTGTGCTCCACGCTGAGCAGCCACCCCCGGAGACCCCCAAGCGGATCGCGGCGAAGCTGACCGGCAAGCCCTACTTCCTGCCAGACTGTGAGTACACGGAGGAAGAGCTGCGTGGCGTCCTCGACGGATATGAAGACAAGCTCTTCATCTACGACCACCGCGTCCTCGAAGTTACGTGGGACGAGGTCAAGACCTGGCTGCGCTGGGTCGTCAAAGCGTTCGACGTCAAGTCGGCGTACATCGACAACCTCACGCTCCTCTCGGCTGACGCTGAAGACGAGCGCCGCTTCCTCGACTTCCTCATGAAGGACGCCAAGTCGCTGGCCTCCAACCTCGGCATCGACATCCACTTCCTCTCGCACCTGACAACGCCGGCTGGCGGGGCTGGGCACGAGGAGGGCGGCAAGGTCGAGGCCAAGCAATTCACCGGCTCCCGCGCCATCATGCGCTACGCCGACTACCTGTGGGGCCTAGAGCGCAACTCCCAGCACGATGACGAATACATCCGCTCGGTGTCCACCTTCCGTGTGCTGAAGGATCGAGCCTCTGGCCGCTCAACCGGCCGTACCTATCACCTCCACTACAACCCGACGACCACCCTCCAGGAGGAGTGTGACGCTCCTCAAGAAGAACCCAAGGATGGTAAGAACTATGGCTTCAAGCCCCAAGACGGATACGAGTTCGGGTAAGGCCTACTTCTTCGACCTCGAAACGAACGGCCTCCTCGACGAGGTCTCGGTGATCCACTCGCTGGTCATCATGGATGTCGAGACGCGGGAGATGTTCTCGTTCTGCGACTTCCACCCCGATGGGAGCCGTAAGCGCCGGCCGCCCGATCCAACGACAATCGCAGACGGCCTGGAGATGCTCTCCCGCGCTGGCAAGCTGATCGGCCACAACATTGTCACGTACGACGTCCCCGTCATTTCGAAGCTCTACCCCGAGCTGCCGCTCACGGACAACCTCGAAGACACCTTGATCCTCTCAAGGTTCCTCTTCGGGGACATCAAGGACATGGACTTCCGCGTCCGCGAGAAGGCGATCCGCCTGCGGCAGGAGCCGAAGCTCCCCGGGAACCTCATCGGGAACCATAAGCTCGAAGCCTGGGGCTACCGCCTCGGCGAGATGAAGGGCGAGTACACGGCGATTGCCAAGGACCTCGGGATCGACCCCTGGGCCGCCTGGAACCGCCACATGCAGGTCTACTGCGAGCAGGACGTCCGCGTCACTGCCAAGCTCTGGGACATGCTGGTCGCCCGGCCGGGCTACGCCGAGGCTGTCGGTGCTCTGTGGACGGAGCACGAGTTCGCCAAGCTGATCTTCAAGCAGCAGCAACACGGCTTCCGCTTCGACGAAGCCGCAGCCCGCAAGCTCGAAGCTATCCTCCGCGAACGCAAGGCGTCCCTTCACGACGACCTCCTCGGCCTGTTCAAGCCGTGGTACGTCAATCTCGGGCCACGCAAGGCCGCCAAGAAGATGACCCGCTGGGTCTCCTCAGATGAGGGCTTCATCGTCCGCGATCAGAAGATCGACAGCGGCGAGACCAAGGCGGTTACCCAGAAGAACGGCAAGGTCGTCGAGCGTAAGGTCTACGACACCGTCCAGCAGCGGGGCTACTACGAGACCCTCGACCCGGACACCCCGCAGACCCGGGTGGAACTCCGCGTCTTCAACCCCGCCAGCAGGCTGCACATCTCCGACCGATTGCAGAAGCTGTACGGCTGGGTCCCGACTGAGTTCACCGACAACGGCGAACCCACCATCGACGACGACATCCTGTCGGCGCTCCCCTACCCGCCTGCCAAGGCTCTGGCTGAGTACTTCATGCTGGAGAAACGCCTGGGTCAGCTCGCTGATGGCAAGCAGGCCTGGCTCAAGCTGGTCAAGAACGGCCGCATCCACGGCAGCGTAAACACCCTGGGCGCCATCACGCACCGCTGCACTCACTCCTACCCGAACATCGCTCAGGTCCCATCCATCGAGAACGCCAGGGGCGTCGTCCCGTATGGTGCAGATTGCCGCGCGCTGTTTGTCGCCGACGAAGGCCACGCGCTGATGGGCGTCGACGCTGACGGCCTGGAGCTGCGGTGCCTCGCGCACTTCATCAAGGACGGCGGCCGCTACGCCAAGATCGTCGACGAGGGTGACAAGGAGCTGGGCACGGACATCCACACCGTGAACCAGAAGGCAGCTGGCCTGCCATCCCGAGCGAACGCGAAGACCTTCATCTCAATGGGATGACTTGGGGGAGACCCCTCGACTAAAACTGTGTGAACTCAGAGAACGTCTCACCGAGAAAACTCTGAGCCAAGCCAAGTACGCGGAGCATCCGAAAGGAGCCCGCATGTACCAACGCAGCAATCCTAAAAGCTATCGCGTACTTGGAAGGTGCAACGACTATCCCGCAAGGGAGTACGGCCAAGCGGCCGGAAGCGCACAGCCCCTAGTGATAGGGTGAAGATATAGTCTGGACTGCATGGCGACATGCAGCAGCCGAAAGGCGGGCGGGGAGTAGCGACCCCCGCTGAACACTACGATGCATTTCTCTACGGGGCCGGCAACGAGAAGATCGGCGAGATCATCGGTGGCGGCTCCGAAGAAGGCGGCGCCCTCAAGAAGAAGTTCTTGAAGGGTACCCCCGGCCTCTCAGGCCTCATCAAAGCGGTCAAGCAAGCCGCTGGCGCTCTCGGCTATGTCCGGGGCGTAGACGGCCGCCGCGTCCCTGTCCGGGCGCAACACGCGGCCTTGAACTCACTCCTCCAGAATGCCGGTGCCGTGCCCATGAAGCTCGCCCCCGTGCTTCTGTACCAACGCCTGACTGAAGAGGGCCTGGTGTGGGGCAAGGACTGGGCAATGGTCGCCCACGTCCACGACGAGTTCCAGATCACCCACGACCCGCGCCACCGGGAGGCTATCAAAGCAGCCGCATTGTGGTCCATCGAAGAGGCGGGACGGCGCCTCAAGTTCAACATCCCTCTGCGCGGTTCAGCCGCTCACGGATCATCTTGGAAAGACACCCACTAATGGACATCAAGCAAATCATCGCCGACGCCTCCGCCCAACACATGAGCCGCGTGGCGGGAGCCCTAGACGACCTCGTCAACGCAGTCTCGGCCGCCCGTGCGGCTGGCTTCGAGGTTCGCGTCAAGCGGGTTCTCGAAGAAGGGCAACCAGATCGCCTGGCAGTGGAGGAAATCGCCGCAAGCGCCCTCATCAACGGCAAGCTCCAAGCCACCCTGCACTACTCGGTGTCGATCTCGGAGCGCCAAGAGGGATGATCCTGGAGCCGGAACTTTTGGCCGGCCTCGTGGAAGTCCTGGATAAGGCATGGCAGGGCGGGATCAAGTCTCGCTCTGACATCGCCCGGTCCCGCGCCGAAGTCATCTCTATGGCCACCGAGCGCGGCCTAATCACCACCCGTGTCGGACCTTCCACCTACTCCGACATCCACCTCATCACTCCACAAGGGCTCGAAGTCCTGTGGTCCCTCCGAGGATTGACGAAATGAAACTCATCTCCCCCGAAGAAGCTGCCCTCAGTGGCGCCTTCAGCCCGGACGAAATCTCCGAGCTTTCCACCGGCTCACGCCGCGCCCACGTCAAGGACATCCTCGCGCAGGGCCTGGCCCTCGACTCGTCTCTGACCTTCCTGGCGTTCATGTCCGCATTCGCCTTCATCCAGCTGACCCGGGTCTACCCAGGCCGAGCCACGGTTGCTCTGGTCAACGCTGAGGTCCCCGAGCGGGATGGCTTCTACCGCCGCAAGGCTGGCGAAGAGCACCTTTTCCACGCCGATAGCGAAGACTACGAAGGAATGGCAGGCGCGCACGAGGAAGAGGCCGTCATCCTCGCCCAGGCCATGCTCTCAGGTGGCATCAACGTCGGGCAGGCCTTCTCCATGCTCCCCATGTCGGCCTACTGCAAGGTCACCCTCACGGGTACCGCGCGGGACGCCTACGACCTCTACCGCGCCATCGGCAAACGCCCCGGCCTGTTCCACCCGGATGCCCGCACGGCGGCCATCGACCTAGTTGCTGGCTGGCAGCAGTACGCCCCGTCGATCATGGCAGCCCTCAAGGAAACCACATGACCCCGACAATTATCCTCATCGACGCCGACATCCCGATCTACGAGGTCGCCGCCCGCAACGAGAAGTCCATCCCCTGGCCCTACGACGAACACGGCTCGGTGCTCTGGACACGGACGGCCAACTTCGAGATGGCCCAGGTGGCCCTGGACGAAATCTTCGACCACTACCTGACCCGCCTCAACGCCCAGTCCTACATCGGAGCGGTCACCATCGGCGGCGCCAACTGGCGGAAGGACGTGTACCCCGAGTACAAGTCGAACCGCAACGGCGGCGTCAAGCCGATCCTCGTGCCGGTCCTCCGGGACTTCGTGGCGCAGGAAGACTACGGCCGCCACATCCCGCCGCTCGAAGGTGACGACGTCCTCGGCATCCTTGCAACCAAGCCCCGCAAGGCCGGCGCCCCTGTGCCGATCATCGTGTCCTCCGATAAGGACATGAAGACGATCCCGGGCCTCCACTATAACCCGGGTAAGGACGAAGAGTTCGAGATAACCGAGGGCCAGGCCAACGCCTTCCACCTCGTACAGGCGCTCGCCGGGGACCGCACCGATGGATACCCTGGGTGTCCCGGCATGGGCATGGTCCGCGCCGAGAAGCTGATCCCCGAGAGCGTGGCCCGCAAGGAAGTCCTCGCTGTCTGGAAGGACATCATCGTCCCACTCTACGAGAAGGCTGGCCTCGACGAAGAGTTCGCCCTCACCCAAGCCCGCGTGGCTCGCATCCTGCGTGCCTCCGACTACGACCCCAAGAAGAAGGAAGTGAAGCTTTGGCACCCGACGAACACCAAGTAGCGCAGCTGAAGAAGCTCCGCACCAAGGGCTTCACCTGTCTCCCCATGCCGCTCGGCGGCTACCTCATCACGGACCTGGCCGGCAAACCAATGCTGGCCACCCCGTACCCCCACACCCCCGTCCACTACCTGGCTCCCGGCAACTTCGTCGAGATCAACCAGCCCATCCACGATTATACCTACGAGGTCTGAATGTCCGACATGATCCCATGCGAAAACAATGCGAGCCTCCCGTGTGGCGTCTGCGGCGCCAAGCCTGATGAAGGCTGCAAGAACGCTGCGTACCTCGGCCGTTTCAACATCGCGGTGGCCCCCGCGGCCGACCAACCGAAGGACATCAACCCGAAGGACGCCATCGGCGGCGTGAAGTTCTCCCTCTCGCTCCTCCCCCCGGCTGCTCTCGCGCAGCTGGAGCCGGCGTTCCGGGATGGCGCAGCCAAGTACGGCCCTGCCAACTGGCGGGCTCAGCCGGTCTCGGCGCGTGTCTACGCGGACGCTGCCTTCCGTCACCTGCTTCTCTGGCTGTGCGGTCAGAATGAAACCAGCGACACCGGCATCAACCACGTTGCCGCCGCCGCCTCCAACCTTATGATCCTCCTCGACGCACAGGCCGCGGGAACCCTCAAGGACGACCGCATCGCCGGCTTCGACCCCGAAGCCCTGGAGGACATCTTCGAGGAAAACCGCCAGCGGAACGCGGGCGAAAGCCAATTCCCCGACCCGCAGGACGAAGATCAACTCTAGTTCCCACCTTAGGAGGACCCATGGACATACTTAACGTCTCCTCTGGCCTCCTCGCGCACCTACGCAAGCTCTTCCCTGACAAGCACCCCCGTGAAGAACGGTCGGCGTTTGAACAGGGGAGAGCAGTGGGGCACCAGGAGATCATCGACAAGCTCCAACAACTCCACGACAGAGAGGTACAGCGTCATGTGCGCTCCCAAGATTAAGACCTCGGCTCCCGCCCCGGTCGGTGCAGCCCCCGCCGCTCCTCTGCCGACCGCCGATAGCCTGCGCATGCAAGAGCGCACCGCCTCGCCGGACGGCACCGTCAACCCCGACACCGCCCGCGCACGCCGCACCCTGCGCACCGACATCCGAGTGCCGGGTACTCGCACGGGTGTGAACATCCCTAGGATGGCCGCCTGATGGAGAAGCCAGAAACCGGAAACCAGTCGACGCTCTCCGCTGAGTACACGGCCATGGGCACGGTCAGGCAGCCCTTCCTTCGGCGTGCCCACCTGTGCAGCAAGATCACCATCCCGGCGCTCATACCCTCGGACACCGACATCACCGAGCGCAACCAAACCCTCGACCTCCCGCAGCCTTGGCAGTCAGTCGGCTCGTCTGGCGTGAACACCATGGCGGCGAAGTTCGTCATGACGCTGCTCCCCTCCTCCGTGCCATTCTTCCAGTTCGTCATGGGCGTGGCAGAGCGCGAGGAACTCCTGGGTCTCCCCGAGGAGCAGCAGGCAGAGTTCGCCGCTCAGATCGAAGCGCGCCTACAGAAGATGGAGCAGGACGTCCTCGAAGACATCGAGCTGTCGACCCTGCGCAGCCAAGCCTTCTCGACGTTCAAGCACCTCCTGGTCGGAGGCAACTACGTTCTGTACATGGCGCCCGAAGACATCAAGGGCTTCCCCCTGAACCGCTTTGTGGTTCGCAGGGACGGCTCCGGTAACGTCACCAAGCTGATCGTCAAAGAGATCGTGGCTCAGGCCTCCCTCCCCGAGGGATGGCTCGAAGCAGCCACCTCAGGAAACGTGCAGCACGCCAAGGTCGTCGCCGAGGGCAAGGACCTGGACATCTACACCGTCGTCAAACGCGTCTCCAAGAAGATGTGGGTGTCTTGGCAAGAAGTCCTCGGCTACGAAGTGCCCGGTACCCGTGGTCGCTTCTCTGACGAGAACAACCCCTGGATCGTCCTTCGGATGATCTCGGTGGACGGCGAAGACTACGGCCGGTCCTACGTCGAGGAACTCTATGGGGACCTCAAGACCGCTGAAGACCTCTCGAAGGCCATCGCCCAAGGCGCTATGGTTTCGGCCGAGCTTAAGTGGTTGGTCAACCCGTCGGGCATGACAGACATCGAAGACCTCGAAGAGAGCGAAGTCGGCGACTACGTGCCGGGACGCATGGACGACGTGGCTGCGCTGCGAGCTGAGAAGCTGGCGGACTTCCGCGTCGCAGGCGAGACCCTGTCCTCCGTCATCTCTCGCCTTGAGCGCGGCTTCCTGATGACCTCCTCCGTGCAGCGCCAGGCCGAACGCGTCACCGCGTACGAGATCAGCGTCATGTCGCAGGAGATCGAAGACACCCTCGGCGGGTATTACTCGCTCCTGGGTCAGGAGTTCCAGCTCCCGATTGTCCGCCTGTGGGTCGCCAAGATGCAGCGCGAGGGGAAACTCAAGAAGTTCCCCAAGAACAGCATCCGCCCGAAGATCATTACCGGCGTCGACGCTCTCGGCCGCGGCCAGAACCTCATGCGCCTCAACGGCCTCTTCCAGGACCTCGCCAATGTGGCGGCCATCCTGCAAGGCCCCATCGGCCGCTACTTCAAGCCGACCCAGATCATCATGATGATGGCCAACGGTCGCGGCGTGAACATCGAACCTGCGCTGATCCCAGAAGAGGTGATCCAGCAACAAGACGCCCAAGCCCAACAGCAACAACAGGCCGCTGACATTGCAGCCCGCGCGGCAGGTCCTGCCGCAGGTGCTCTCGCTCAAGCCGCCGCCCAACCACAGGCAACTGAATGACCACGATCAACGCGACCCACACTGAAGACGGCAGCACCCAGATCGGCCCGTCGCTCCATAACCTCGAAGAGTACGAGGGCTTCTTCGTTGAGAAGACAGAGGCTCCCGCTGAGGTCGTCCCGGAGCAGAAGGCCGAGGAGAAACTCCTGGCTGGCAAGTTCAAGACGCCTGAGGAGCTGGAGAAGGCCTACGCCGAACTCCAGAAGAAACTCGGCGCCCCGAAGGAAGAAGCTCCGAAGGCAGACGAAGTGAAGCCGGAAGAGAAGCCGGACGAGACCACCGAAGAGAAACCTGCGGAGGCCACCGAAGAGAAACCCGCGGAGACCGCCGAGGCTCCCGTCTTGGACTTCGCGAAGCTCTCCGAGGAATGGCAGACCAACGAGGGCAAGCTCTCGGATGAGACCCAGGCCAACCTGACGAAACTTGGGATAACCCCCGAGGTCACAGGCCTGTTCTACGCAGGCATCGAAGCCATCATCGGTCAGCGATCCGCCACGGTTCAATCCTTGGCGGGTTCTGCCGAGGAATACAAATCGCTCGTCGAATGGGGAGTTGCGAACCTCCCTGCGGCAGAGCAAGCAGCCTTCAACAACGCGCTCGACAAAGCGCTGTACGAGGGTGACACCGCCGCGATCTCTCTCATGGTCCCAGCGGTCAAAGCCAAGATGGCCGGGGGTGCTCCGTCCTACGTTCAGTCCCAGACTGGCGTGGGCCAAGCAGCCATCCAGCCGTTCGCAAACCGCTCCGAGCAATCCGCCGCAATCAACGACCCCCGCTATGGGCGCGACCGCGCGTACACGCGGGAGATCGAACGCCGCATCGAGATCAGCTCGGTCTAATCTCACCCGTCCACTAGGAGGTCCACTATGTCGGACAACATTCAAGTCTTCAAAGCCGTCGTCGCCGCAGAGGCAGTCATTTCCAGCGAGGCATTCTTCGCCCGCAAAGCAGAGATCGCTTCTATCGAAGACAAGCTGGCCAAGCTGAAGGCGGAAGCCGAAGTTGACACCGCCGCGTTCGTCACCGCATACGAAGCGGCTGTTGCCGTTGGCGATGCTGATGCGTTCGCACGCGGCGTCGCTGCTGCACGCCAAAGTCTGGCTGCCGAAGCAGAGCCTGCACCCGAGCCCACCAAAGCCATCGAGATCGCTTACGAGCCGACCCTCGCCGAAGTCCCTGCCCCTGCCGACCGCGCCCCGGTGGCTGTCGAAGTGACCGTGGACAACCAGGCCGTCGTCGGCCCGCTGTAACCAACTCCAAACGAAAGTCATCCTGAATGTCCAACGAAGTCATCATCACTCGGCCGGCTGACGAAGTCGTCGTCGAGAACCCTGATGCCAAGTCCTGGTTCGCCTCCAAGGGCGTTCAGGGTGGCATCGCCGCAGTCCTCATGTGGTTGTTCACCCTCGTGAGTATCGACGCGACTACGCTTGAGGTCGAAACTATCGTCGCCTCCGTGACCGCCATCGTGGGTGCCCTCGCATCCATCTGGGGTATCATCGGTCGCTTGACGGCGAAGAAGCCCATCAAGTAAGGAATTGAAACGTGTGCGCTTCGGCGCCATGTGTGTGTGCCTTGGCCCCCGGGAGAAATCCTGGGGGTCCTTTCCTTCTGAACGACCCTCCACCCGGAATAATAAGACGCCCATCCAGCGCCAGCCTCATGGCTCAGCTGCCTGTACGCGGCGCCGGGCACCCGGAGGGTCACTCAGAGGGAAACCCCTCCCTGCACGACGTACCATGATCCATATGATGTGGTCACGATACAGGGGGTTCCCTCGACAATGCGGGCTAGCTCAAAAGGTGAGAGCGCCGGGCTCATACCTGGTAATCCGGGTTCGATCCCCGGCGGTACTTCCGTCCGCCTCCATACTACCCCTTTCTCGGACCATACGTGTGCTGCTTGTTATGCAGGCAGTATGGCCCTCCCCAACTTCAGACCGTTGGCCCTGACCGAAGCCCCCGAGGGGGCGACCTAAAGGACACCCTTCTGCGACGAGGCGAGGCGAGTGAGCCGTTCATCTTTGAACCTCACACCCTGAAAGGAATGCAGCATGGCTGCTCCAAACTTCGACCTGATCCGTGGTGGTCAGAACCTCAGCGCCGGCGACGTCCGCGCGCTCTTCCTCAAGAAATACGGCGGCGAAGTCTTCGCCTCGTTCGAGGAAAGCAACGTCTTCATGGACCGTCACATGGTCCGCAACTTTGAAGGCGGTAAGTCCGCTGCGTTCCCGAGCATCGGCGGCAAGACTGCGGGCTATCATACGCCCGGCACGATGACGACCGGCCAGGCGGGTAACCTGACCGAGACCGTGCTTACGGTTGACGACTTCATGGAAGCATCCTCGGCCATCGCCGAGATCGACGAAGCGATGACGCACTTCGACTATCGCATCCAGTTCACGAAAGAAGATGGCAAGGCAATCGCCCGCGCCTTCGACAAGAACGTGGCCCAGGTGGGTGTCCAAGCTGCTCTCACGACGACCTCGCGCTTTGCCGGCACGGGCGACATCTATGAAGCCAAGACTGTTGGCCGCGTTGCCAACGTCGCGAACTCGAACACCGACGTGGCTGTCCTGAAGACTGCCCTCATCGCCGCCGCAACCGCGTTCGACGAGAAGGACATCGACGACAGCGACCGCAACGTCTACCTGAAGCCGGCGACCTACCACCTCCTCGCCGCTGACAAGGAAGTGACGTCGGCCGACTACGGCGCTGGCCAGACGATCAAAGCGCTGCGCATCCCGCAGCTCTACTCGTTCAACCTCATCAAGACCAACAACCTCCCGACCACGAACGTCACCGGCACGTACTCCAACAAGTACAACGTCGACGCTCGCAACGCGGTGGCTCTGATCTTGAAGCCGTGGGCAATCGGTACGCTGAAAGTCCGCGACCTCTCGGTTGGCATGACCGGCAACGACTACAAGGTCACGCACAACGCGACCCTGGTTGTGTCCCGCATGCTCGCCGGTCACGGCGTTCTCCGCCCTGAAGGCGCCCAGCTCATCCGCACGGCAGCTCCTGTCTAACGGATAGTTCGTACACCACCACCTCTGGAGGGGGGCCTTTCGAGGTCCCCCTCTTTTTCTCTTAAGGAACCACCATGGAAATCGCACCTCTGACGGAGCTTGAAGCCGTCAACATGATACTCCGCAACGACGGCGAGGCCCCGGTCGACACCCTCGACGACACCGGCTTCTCGGAAGTGGCAGATGCCCGTGCCTTCCTCCGCAACATCTCTAACGAGGAGCAGGTTCGCGGCTGGGCATTCAACACCGAGTATGCCGTCCGTGTGCTGCCTGATGCCCTCACCGGCCACATAGCGCTGACTGATGACGTACTCTGGGTACGCCCAGCGTCCTACTCGTACGGCCTCGACATCGTGGAGCGCGGCCGCAAGCTCTACAACAACCAGGGCAACACCTACGTCTTCACCGGCCCGGTCTACATCGACATCTGCCGGCTGCTGCCGTTCAACGAGCTGCCTGTCTACGCGCGTACCTTCATCGCGATCCGCGCCGCGCGCCGCTACCAATCGACGAGCACCGGCTCCCAGCGCCAGGACGCCTTCACCCAAGAACACGAAATCAAAGCCGAAGCCGAGTGCAAGAAGGCTGACCAGCGCGCCCGCCGCCGCGGCCACTTCCGCACCCCGCGGGGCATCGCGAGTATCCACCGGAGACCCTTCTAATGTCCCTGTACGACCAGCCGATCCCGAACCTCATCGGCGGCGTATCCCAGCAGCCCCCGCTGTCTCGCTACCTGAACCAACTCAGTGAGTGCGTCAACGCGGTGGCGGACCCCGTCGAGGGCCTGGGTAAGCGCCCGCCCTTCGAGCACGTCGCCCGTCTCATCTCCACCCCGCCCTCCCAGGAACCAGCTTGGTTCTACATCGACCGCGACACGAGCAACCGCTACGTGGCCTCCGTGGCTGACGGCGCAGTCCGCGTGTTCGACATCGTCGATGGTGTGGAGAAGACTGTCACCGGCTCGGTCGGGACGTACCTCCAATGCCCGGACCCGGAGAACGACCTCCGCGCCTTGACGATTGCCGACTACACGATCCTCCTGAACAAGACCAAGGTCGCCGGCAGGAAATCCACGACGGCCGCCCTGCGTCCCAACGAAGGCCTAATCTTCGTTCGCGCGGGAGCCTACGGCCGCACCTACCGCATCACCCTGGTTAAGAACGGCGTGACCATCACCGCCCAGTACACCACGCCGGATGGCTCCACAGCTGCCCACTCTGCGTCCATCTCGACGGAGAACATCGCGGAGCAACTCGTGTCCCAGATCACCGGGTACTCGCGCCTGGAGCGGATCGGCTCGCTGATCTACATCGGCGACGACACCCACGACTTCACCATCGTCACCGAGGACGGCCAAGGTAACGAAGCCATGCGCGCCCTCAAGGACAACATCCAGCGCTTCACCGAGCTTCCACGCACGGGGAAACCTGGAGTGGTACTCCGGGTGGCCGGCGATCCGACCTCCGCGTTTGACGACTACTGGGTCCGGTTCACCGGCGACGTCTGGGAGGAGACCCTGGAGCCAGGCGCAAACATCGAGTGGAACGAGCAGACCCTCCCGGTCGGCCTCGTGCGCCAGTCTAACGACACCTTCACGCTGGAGTACCTCCCGTGGGTGGACCGCGCAGTCGGTAACGATGACAGCAACCCCTTCGCCTCGTTCGAGGGCCTCCCGATCCGCGCAGTGTTCTACTGGCGGAACCGCCTCGGCTTCCTCGCAGACGAGAACGTCATCCTCTCGAAGGCTGGCGACTACTTCAATTTCTTCCGCACGACCCTGACGCAGCTCCTCCCGGACGATCCCATCGACACCCCGGCCGGCGATGCCTCAGGCGAGAGCAGCCCTGTCACGTACCTTCACCACGCCGTGGCCTTCGACAAGAAGCTCGCCCTCTTCGCTGACAATGGCCAGTTCATCATGGACAGTGATGGAGGCCTGACGCCGGCAAGCGCAATGATCGACCCGGTCACGTCCTTCGCATGCTCCCCCGTGTGTCGACCAGTTGCGGCCGGCAAGAACATCTACTTCCCGTTCGACCGTGACGGCGCTTCGGGTCTCCGCGAGTTCTACATCGACGGAGCAGCGCAGACAGAGGACGCAGCAGAGGTCACCAGCCAGTGCCCGACATACCTCCCGCCCAACATCGTGTCGCTCTCAGCGACCACCCTGGAGAACACCTTGGTGGCCCGCTCGTCGGACTTTCCCAGCAAGCTGTGGGTCTACGAGTTCCTGTGGAACGGCAACGAGAAGCTCCAGTCCGCCTGGGGCCGCTGGGAGATGTCCATCGAGAATACGCTCCAGGCGTTCTTCTTCGTGAACAACGTCGGCTATGCAATCTTCAAGCGGGCCGATGGCTACCACCTCGAACGATGCCGCTTCCGTCCCGATCTCAAGGACCCGTCGCTCCCGTACTTCTCCCACCTGGACCACCGCGTGACGATGGACCAATGCACGGTGGCGTACAGCGGCGTCACGCAGCGCACGGCGATCACCCTGCCGTATCGCCCGCTCACGGGTCAGCAGGTCTTCACCCGGTTCTCCTCGGGTGGCCTCCATGCCCCCGGCGTGGAAGTCCCCATCGTGGCTACCGCCGGCAACACCATCTACGTGGCCGGCGACAAGACAGCGTGGAACCTCGTGTCCGGCATCAAGTACACCATGAGCTTCGACCCGACGCGTCCCTACTTCAACCCGCCAGATCGCGTGGACCCGGTGGCCAACACCGAGACCGAGATCAGGGTCCGGGACTACTCCGTCGACTTCACGAAGACTGGGTATTTCAGGATGATCTTCTCGCCCCGGTATCGGGACAGCGTGACGAAGGTCTTCTCCGGTACGATCCTGGGCGCCAGCGCTCTGTCCGTACCCGGGCTGGATGACGACAAGTTCCGCATGAAGACCCCCACCAAGAACAAACACTGGAACCTCAGGATCGAGAATGACAGCATCTTCCCCAGCAACTTCCTCGCAGCCTCCTGGCGGGGTCTTGTCGAAAGCAAGTCCCAAAGGGTCGGGTAGGATAGGCATTCACATAGGCGACCCAGCCGGCGTTCACTTTGTACTGAGCAACCTACTCGACGGGGATTACGCTGAAGTGGTCGCTGCCACCGGGAGAGACCCGAAGTTTCTCGCGGCTTCCCTTCCGTTCAACACGCATGTTGCGTACGTCGATGGAGTGCCGGTGGCGATCTACGGGTGCGCTCAGGACGCCGAGGGTCACCACCCGTGGCTTCTTTGTACCCCCGGTGTGAAGGGGCACGCCCGCTTCATGCTTCGGCACGGCAGGGGCCTCCTGCGCCGGTGGTATTATCGCAGGGGCCTCCTGAGCAACGTAGTCCACTCAAAGAACCACTCTCACATCCGCTTCATCAAGGCGCTGGGCTGCACTCTCGGGGAAACCCGGAAGCGCGGCCCGCTGCTCGAATACTTCACGGAGTTCACCTATGTGCCTTCCAGCACTCGCCGCAGTACCGGCACTCGTATCTAGCGCTGGCGCGGCTATCGGCGGCGCCGTGGCGGCCATCCCAGGCTTTGCGTCTGTAGCCGGCGCAGCCAAGGGCGCCTTTGCCCTTGCGAAGACCGCCAAGGGTATCTCAGCGCTCAGCACCGGCCTCGGCATTGGGCAGAGTGCCTTGGGCTACATGGGCCAGCGCCAGGAAGCTGCGATGCAGAACGCTGCCTTCGCTCAGAACCAGGCCTCTGCCATTCGTGCGTACCAGGACGACATCGTGTCTCTCAACGCAGAGACCATGGTGTCCCAGGATCAGGCCACCGAGCGACGCAACAGCCTCCGCGGCGAAGCGCTCGCATCCCGCGCGGCCGCCAACGTGGCGACTGGCGAGGCGGGCATCGGCGGCTTCACGGCCGCAGCCATCCAGCGCGATCTCCTCGCGGCTGAGGGCACCGGCATTGCAGCTATCGACCGCAACGAAGGCCTCTCGGCTGTCCGCTACCAGTACGCCTCGCGCGCAGCTGGTGAGACAGCCCGGGGTCGCATCGGCAGCGTTGCCCGCGCCACGCCTCCCAGCCTTCTCTCGCTGGGCGCTAACATCGGCGGATCGGTCTTTCAAGGCCTCCGCATGTTCAAATCCATGAAAGCTGAAGAGGCCGTCGCATGAAACCAGAACAAACCCAAGGCGGCGGCTTCGCGGGCGGCGTTTTCACCGGCCCCGACGCGCAGGCTCCCTCGCGCCTGGGGGACCTCGCTCGGTCCCTCGGGGTCGCCGGTGAGCAAGTCATCGGTGGCCTCCGGGAGAACTTCTCGGCCCGCATCGAGAACACCCGCAAGCTGGCCGTGGACGAGGCCGCTGTCTTCGAACAGACGACCGCAGGCTACACCTCCGAGCAGCTCCGCGCCGAGATTGAGAGCGAGCCTATGGCCGCCAAGTTCAAGGCCAACCCGTACCTGCTGCCGGCGATCAACGTCTACCGCGGCCGGCGCCAGGCCGACGACCTCGCCCTGCAAATGGCTAAGTCCGGTGTGGACACCGGGGACGCCGATGCGGTCAACGAGTTCTACAAGACGAACGCCCCTACCTTAGACGACCCGTTCTTCGCCCGCGGCTTCAACGAACAGAACTCCCGCCTCCAAGCGCAGTTCAATCAGCAGCAGCTGAAGGAAGCCCTCGTCAAGGCGGAGCAGGACGCGGTGGAAGCATCGAGCACGCTGTGGTTCGACACCTGGTCTGATACCAAGGACATCAACGCAGCGACCGCCGCGGTGAAGTCCAGCGTCTTCGGTAAGAGCCTCTCCGGCGAACAGCTCTCGGAAATCCAGGTCGGCTTCGCCCGGCGTCTGGCTATCGAGGGCAACGTCGAAGACTTCGATGCCATCGTAGGCACCAAGCGTGGCGACGCGCCGTCCCTCATGGACACTGCCCAGTACGGCGGCGACCTGGCGGCCCTGCGTGAACGCGCTGTGGGCGAACGAGACGAGCGCCTCCGCGGCGTCCGCAACCAGGCCTTCTCCGATCTCACCACTCGCTTCGACAACATGTCCGAGCAGTCCCTCCTGAAGTCGCCGGAATACGCTGCCCTCGCCAACTTCGAACAGAAGGACGGAGAGCAGTCCGAACTCCAGCGCCAGGCCCTGGCCGCCTATCGTTCCCACCGGGAGCAGGCCGCGGCTCGCTATGCTCAGGAGAACCTCCGCCGCGAACTCGAAGAGCAGCGCATCATGATGGAGAAGAACGCCCTGTCGCTACTCGCGTCAGGTGCCGGCTACAAGATCACCGATCAGACCGTCGTGAACCCGGACACCGGGAAGTCGACCAAGGTGACCGCTTCGTCCCTCCGCGCAGGCGCCATCAACATGTGGCGTACCCTTGCGCTAGGTGAAGACTTCGCCGGCCTCAAGGGACCGGACGCTCTGAAGTATCGTGCGTACACGGACGCCCTCGTGAAGAGCGGCGAACAGGACCCAGTGTTCCAACGGACGATGGCCGGCCTGACCTCAGGTCTCTCCCCGGACGGTCTTCGGAGCAACCCGGAAGGCGCTGTGCAGGCACTGACCATCTGGAAGAACATGGGCACCGCCGCACGCGAGCGCTTTGTCACCGACAGGCGGTCCCGAGCGATCCTCGAAGCAGCAGAGAGCGTCGTTCGAAACAACCCGACGATGTCCCCCGAAGCTGCGATCATCAACGCAGTCGCCGCTGAGACATCCGGCGTGCGCGTTCAGAAAGACAGCAAGGCAGTCTCCACGGCGGCCAAGCAGGTCAAGCTCCTGGACCCGTTCGGCGACCGCACCTGGTTCGGCTGGGGTGGCCCCAAGAAGGTCAACCCTGAGAAGCTCCAGGTCGACGATTATCTCCAAGAGGAAATCTCCTGGCGCATGCTCGCCGGGGTCCCTCAAGACGTCGCTATCGAGGAAGCTGCCAAGAGCGCCTCGGAGAACTTCGTGACCGTCAACGGCGGTACCGTGCGTCTCCCCGCCAAGCCTCTCGCCTCGGGTGTCACCCCGAGCGCCGAGGAGTGGGCCAAGACCGTCGACACCTTCCTGAAGGATCGCGCCGCTGCGTTCAACGTGCCGGCCGATGAACTCCGCCTCGTGTGGAACGACGGCTCCACCTACAGCCTCATGCGGGCTGGCAAGGATGGAGAGCTTCCAGAAGCACTCGACTACTTCGGTGCCACCGAGATTTACGTCGGTGTACAGAGCATCAAGACTACGCCGGCCGCAGAGCCAGCGAAACCTAATGGCGTTGTTGACGCCGCAGACATCTCAGCCGTCAGGGCTAGGAGGGAGCGGCTTGAACGACCAGCCGATCCTGCCAACCCCTTACAGTTTGGGAACATGAAATGACAGAATGGCGCAAGTCATGGCTCGAAAAAACCGGCCAACCCGACAGCGTAGCCTATTCCGAAGCGGACATCGCAGAGATGTACGACCCCGCCGACATCACGCGGGCTGAGGAAGAAGCTGCTGCAGCTGCTGAAGCGGCTGCCGTGGGTGGTCCGGCCGAGCAAAACCTGATCGAGTTCGAGAACCCGTTCGAACGCCGGGAGGACCCATCGTTCATCCCGGGTGTCCGCTTCCCGAAACTGGGCACCATCGGTACGCAGGACTTCGGCAACTTCTTCACGATCCCGGCCAACATTGCCGCGGAGCGTGTGCGACTGGGCGGTGACCTGATCGACGCGAACAACGTCACGGGCTACCGCCCGACCGACGCTGAAATCCTCGCGGTCACCAAGAAGTACAACATCATCGACAACGACCGGACCATTGGCAAGCTCCTCTCGTCGACCTCGCCAGAGGACCTCGAAGCACAGGCCCTCGTCTACTCCCGGCGTCAGGAACGCGAACAGCAAATCCTGGTTGACAACCCGGGCATCGTGGGCATGGGCACGCGCATCCTCTGGAACATGGCAGACCCGACGTTCCTTGTTGCAGGGTCGGCGGCTGCCGGCGCCATCACGACGCGCATCGCGAACAGCGCCACGAAGACCGGGGCGGCTATCCGCTTCGCGTCTGACGGGCTGACGAAAGCCGAGCGCTTCAAGATCGGTGCGGCCACGGGCCTCGCTGTCGACGTTCCCCTCGAAGGTCTCAACACCCTCGCGGACCCCGAGCGTGACCCCCTGATGTCCGCAGGTTTCCTCGCGCTCACCCCGATCCTGGGTGGTGCTCTCAACTCCATCGGTCGCTCCCGCGCCGACGAGCTGGTGGAAGCCACGAAGTACCTCGACAACAAGCTCGCGGAGAACATCGAGAAGCCGTTCAAGTACCAACCCGTAGGCACTGACGGCGGTGCCGGTGGTGCAGCTCAGGGCGGCCCCGTGCCGTTCATGGTGGACGAGGATGGTATCCCCGGCGCCCCCAAGCGGGCCGGCCGGTTCACCATCGGGACCCCGCTGAACTACCTAGCGCGATCCGCAGACCCTATCGTCCGCACCGTCGCCGACCGCCTCTCGTGGAACCCCAACACCCGCAGCCGCCAAGGCGTCACCGCGGCCGAGGGTCAGAAGCGTGTCTATGAGGCATCGGCTGTCCGCATCCGCGCCGGTCGCCAGGCCGCCAAGCGCTACTTCGAGAAGAAGCTCTTCCAGCCCAATCAAGACCAGCTGGACGACTTCTTCCAGCAGGTAGGCCAGCACCTCATGGAGGTCCGTATCTCGAACGACCCGGACATCATCGCCGCGACGAACGAGTACGTGGAAGGCTTCGCTGATGGCCTCGCCTACCTGAAAGACCCCAACTACGTCCCAGGCCGGCAGCGGCCGCCGACCGTCAAGCCTGTCGTCAACTCGACTGGCCCGGGGTCGCCACCTGCCCCGCCCCCAGCGGCCCCTGCTTCACCACAGACGATCAACGCTGTGGAACCTGATGCACCCCAGGCGATCACTGAGGCGGCCCCTCAGCCGTCTCCGGCTCCGGCCGGTAGGTCGGTAACCCCCGAGGCTGAAGATGCCGCCACGGGCGCGGAGGAAGCGCAGGCCCTGGCCTCCGAAGGCCGCTTCGTGGTGACCGACAAGGAAGGCGAGGTCGTCTTCTCGTCGGACGTCCGCGAAGAGGCCGTGGAGCAGGCGCGTGAGCTGTCATACTCGACCCCACCCGAAGAGACCTTCGTGGTTTCGGACAAGGTGAAGTCCCCATACTTCGGACGCAAGTCGTTCGGCGGCGAGGGGACAGCCACGGTGGAACCGAAGGCAGCGCCGGCAACTGCCGCCGTAGATGAGCCTATCGTCCAACCCGACGCCCCCGTCGAGCCTGGCAAGGGCTCCGACTACTTCGGCCGCAAGAGCTTCCGCGAGAAGCCCGAAGCCGAGAAGGCCAAGGTGGTCGAGCGCTCCGAGGCAATCGAGAAGGTTCGCCAGATTGAAGAGCCGAAACCCTCCGCAAAATCTGCGGAGATACCGGAAGCCAATCTCCGCGAGGTGCCCGAGGAAGCCCCCACGGGTGACCCAGTCGCCGACGCTATCGAAGGCCTGGCAGCTGCCGGCCCTAAGCGGGAAGCGTTCGAAGAGGTCCTCGCTGTCGTCGAGCGGATGAAGGCCCCCGAGGCCAAGGCAATCGCGCAAGCGTACGCCAACCTCGACGCCCCGCCAAAGACGAAGAACAAGGCCATCACCGTCATCCGCGAGCACTTCGCCCAGCAGCTCATCGAGCGCAAGAAGGACGTCCGCGCCAAGGCGAAGCCGAAGCCGTCTCGCCCGGCCGCCCCGGTGATCGTGAAGCAGGCCAAGGAAGACCTGAAGCCGGCCGCCGAGAAGGTGATCGAGGTCGAGGACAAGGCCCCGTCCCGCGTCCTCATGGGTCGCCAGCTGAACTCCTACATCAAGCAGGCTGAGGAGATCGCGACTAAGCTGGAGCCCGGCTCCGAGGTCCAACTCCTGGACGCCCTGACGTACCTCCAGAAGGTCTACAAGGGGCACGCCATGGGGTCCTCCGAGGGCTTCCGTGCTCGCTACGCTGAGGCCTCCAACCGCCTGGCCCAGGTCCTCGAAGACCTGCCTGAAGGTGAACGCCTGCTGGCTGCCATCGTCGAAGACATGGACAGCGGCATGGGTCGCTTCGCAGCTGATGAGGCCGCCAAGCGTGTCCTCCCGTCGAGCCGCCGGACCAGCGCCAAGGATGCTGTGACTGAGGCCCGCGCGGTCGACACCGAGAACTCAGCGATAGCCGCGGCTTACGACGCGATCCGCGCTGCGTTCGAGTACACCGGCAAGGGTGCCCGCCCGGGTACCATCAAGGGTGTCTCTGTCGGTGCAGCTGCGGGTGCAGCCGCCACGTCGACTGTTGCTCTGGCCTCTGCCGAGTACTGGCTGGGTGGTCTCGAGCCTGAAGAGCTTTCGGCAGCCGCCCTCGTGGGCGCCGCGCTGGGGTCTGCGATTGCCGCGGTGGCCACCAAAGGCCGACAGAAGCGGTGGGACATGAACACCCCGGGTATCGCCGTGTTCGTCGGACCCAACGCGGCCGGCGCCGATCTACAAGCCCTCAAGCGGGCTCATGATATGGAGACCAGCGGCGTCGACCGTGACAAAATCTGGAAGGAAACCGTATGGGGTCGCGGCCCGACTGGTGGATGGATCACTGAAGCGGACGAGCCGATGGGTGGTCTTATCGACGACCTAATTGACCGCAACATCCCGATTGAGAAGGCCCTGCGCGCCAAGCGCATCTTCGAGATCGAGCCCCGCCTCCGGGCCACGGTTATCCAGACCGAGGCACTTCTCCGCCACATCGCGGATACCAACGACTTGGGCGTTGCCGAAGTCTACGACATGATGAACCCGTCGCTTGCTGTGAATACGAACGCTGGGCCGGTCGAAAGACTGCGCACGTTCATGCACGAGCTAAATCACGTCGCTCAATCGTTCCGCGGTGGCAAAGGCGCCTACGAGGAGGACTTCGACAAGCTGGCCCGCCAGGCCCGCATCGAAGCGGACGAGCTGTGGGACGCCTACGTCAACGCGCTACAGACCAAGCAGGACGACATAGTCGACGAAATTTACGCCGCCTACGAAGACGCTGTGGCTCGCAGTGACCGCTACTACAACTACCTGCGTCAGGACATCGAAGCCGAGAGCCGCATGGTCGAACGCCGCATGGGCTTGTCCCGCAAGCAGCGGCGCGACCGGCCACCTTGGAAAGACTTCGACGTCCCTGAGGACGACCTGTGGACCGGCACTGCCGGTATGCGCGCGTTCTCGCTGGCATCAGACGTTCGCCGCTTCCGGGCTGACGACTGGTGGAGCCAGAACGTGCAGGAAGGTGTGTTCGCCGGGAACGAGCTAGAAGGCTCTTCATACTGGCGGATGGATACCCCGGACGGACAAGGCGTCACGGTGTGGACCGAAGAGGTCGACGCCGGGGAGATCACGTTCAACTGGGACTGGAACGACAACGTCGACAACATGCGCCTCTTCGGGGACAACCCGAACGCCACGCCGGCTCAGTCCGCGCGTGCCTTCGCGTTTGCCCAGGCCGCCTTCGAGCGCATTCTGCGTGAAGAGGGACCGAACGTCATGACCTTCGAAGGCCTGAAGAAGGCCAAGCCAGGTCGCGATGCTTCTGGCCACGAGCGCGTTCAGGAGTTCCTCATGGGCCGCGGTGATGCCCCCGGGTATGTCGCCTCGAAAGGAACCTGGAAGAGCAAGGTGAAGGACCCCGATACGGGGGAGATGGTCGAGGTTACTAGGTCCGCGTTCGCCTACTCGCGTGAGGGCATGGACCTCGGTGAAGTCTGGCAAGGCATCCGCCTTGGCAACGTGTCGATTGAAGTCGTCCCCACGAAGGGCTCTGCGAAGCCTATGAACCCGGCATCCAAGCCGGCCCAGCCGGCCACCAATGCTCCGCCTGCGGACAACTACCTCGGCCTCGAAGAAGCACGCTTCGTTGACTACGACCCGGCCTTCCTGCCGCGCCGCTTCAACAAGGCCGGCTACGACCGTGTGTTCCTGTCGCCGCAGTTCCGCGGTAGCACGAACGCCCTCGGCAACCGCATCGGTCAAATCATCTACCGCACCAACCCCACGGGGCTGGACGAGATGGCAGCCGCCCGGCCGACACCGATCTCCGGTGAAGACCTGGCCCTGCGCATCGGCGTGCAGTACGCAAAGACTGTCGCCGAGCTGATGAACCCTGCGAACAAAGGCAAGAGCCCGTTCCGCAAGGTGTCCCTGGACGACCGCGAGGCCGCCAAGGAAATCGTACGCGAGAGCCTCACAGGTGGACCCCTGGCGGACTTCGACACCGAGGAAGCGATGGAGATGATCCTCGACCTCGTTGCCCCGATCCGCAAGTCGTCGACCGAGAACCCTCGCATGCGCCAGCGTGTGCAGATGCAGCTCGACGCGGAACAGGATGGAGACATCCTAGACATGTTCGAGTGGAACGCTGAGAACCTCTTCGTGCAGTACATGCGGACGACCTCGGGTTTCGCCGGCCTCCTCAAGGCTGGCTTCCGATCCGAGAGCGAAGTCCGAAACATGATCGACGAGGTCCGCACCAATGCCGGCCGCGACCCGAAACGCCAGCCAAGGGCGAAGCGGGAAGTGGAGATGCTGGAGGCCACCCTCGACGCCATCATGGGTCGACCAGCGGAAGACCTCATGTCGAACCCGCACTGGACCTGGCTCGCCAACCAGATGCGGCGGTACAACTACGGCCGCCTGATGAACAACACCGGCTTCCTGGCTCTGTCAGAAGTCGGCGGTGCCATCGCGTCCGTTGGACTTACCCGCCTCATGGGCATGTTCCCGGAGTTCCTCAAGTACTACCGTCAGGTCCGCTCAGGCGACCCTGCGGTGTCGGAGAACATCTTCTACCTGGCTGACATCACGATGGGCCACGGGTCCGCTCAAGTCCGCTCCCGCGTGGGGCAGATGGCGGACGCGCAGGAAGGTGCCTTCGCCTCAATCGAGGACCAAGGATCGATCCTCGGGAAGAAGATCGACACGTTCACTCGCAAGCAGGCCAACCTCGTTGGTCGCTTCTCCGGTATGACGCCGATCCAGGAGTTCCTCCGCATGTCCATCGTGACAGCTGAGGCACAGGACTGGGTCAAGGCTGCTCGTGCTGGCAAGGCTCCGTACTCTGAGCGTCGCATGGCGGCACTCGGGGTAGGACCTGAGGAGTGGCGGCGTATCTCTGCGGAACTCCGCAAATGGGGTGACACCCAGTCGCCCGACAGCCAGCGCATGGTGCCCAACATGGACCTCGCTGGGTGGGAGGACGGAGACGCCCTCAGCCTCTTCATCAACTCGCTGGACCGCAACGCGCGGCGTATCGTGTTGGAAGGTGACATCGGTCATCAGGCCTTCTGGCTCCGCAACCGGCCTAGCGCCCAGCTGCTGTTCCAGTTCCTGAGCTTCCCGATCAACGCCTTCTCGAAGCATACAGGCTTTGCCCTGAACGTGAAGGACACCAGCGTTGGCGCCGAGATGATGGCAATGTCGCTCGGTGGTGCCCTCGGTTACCTCGCGCGTACCCACGCAACGGCCCTAACCCAGGACACCGACGAAGAACGCCAGCAGTACCGCGCGGAGAGGGCAACCCTCCCAGAGTTCGGCAAGGCAATGTTCTACTACGGTGCCCACCTCTCGGTGGCTCCTAACGTCATCGACACGGCCGGCCAGCTCGGTAGTGCGATGAACGTCCCGGGCGCTGGCCCGATCTTCGCCAAGACCCGTGCATCGGGCCTGGCTGGTGACGTCGTCACTGGTAACCCCTCGTATCAGTTCATCGACCGCTCAGCGAACGTGCTCGGTGGCCTGACTGAGGGAACCCCTGTGTCCGAACAGGACGTCCAGAAAGTGGTCCGCCACTTCGCCCCAATGGGCAACCACATCGTCATGAATGCCCTCCTCGATCACCTTCTTGAGTTCCTTCCGGACGAAGAAGGATCGGTCGAAGAGACTGCTCAATAAGGCAAGCTCCCCTCCTCGCGAGGGGGGCTTCGCCCCTCTCAAAAGGAATAGTTTCCCATGGCCCTCTCAATACAACGGTGGGAGGCGGACGGCATCCAGAAGACCTTCGGGTTCAACTTCGGGTACCTCTCGCGCTCCCACGTATTCGTATTCGTCAACAACACCCTGGCCGCCTTCAAGTGGACCGGGGACTTCCAGGTGGAACTCCTGGTCACCCCACTTCCCGCCGAGGTGGTCACCATCCGCCGCCTGACCGACCGGGCCAACCGAGTTACGACGTTCACGGACGGCCAGACCCTTCTCGCCCAGAGCCTCAACGCTGGGGACCTCCAGGTATTCTACATCGCGCAGGAGATGATCGACCAGATCGAGGAAGGCGTTGTTGCCGGCGACGTGTCGGTCATCAACCCCGGCAGCGGCTACATCACCGCAGCCTGGATACAGGCCCAGCTTGAGGCCAACCTCGCCGCTGCTCCCCAGTTCGGCGCCATTGACGATGCCCTCGCAGCTGAGGCCATTGCGCGTGCCAACGCCCTCGCTGCCGAGACGCTCGCCCGTGGTCAGGCGCTCGCCGCCGAGGCAGCCACCCGCACCGCAGCGGTCTCGGCCCTGACCGCGGCGGACGCAGCGGCATACGGCCGTCTGGACGTGATCGAGGCAGACCTCAACACGCCGACCACTGGCGTCAAAGCCAAGATTATCACGGTAGAGAACGCCGTCGCCACCGAGACTACCGCGCGTGCCACCGCAGACACCGCGATACTCGCCGAGATCAATACCCCATCGACCGGCCTGAAGGCGCGTGCAACCTCCCTGGAGAGCCGAGTAACGTCCGTCGAGGCCAACAAGGCTGAAGCGTCGGCGCTGACCGCCCTGACCACCCGAGTGGGTACCGCGGAGAGCGCCATCGCGACCGAGGCAACCACCAGGTCGACAGCAGACAGCGCTCTCTCAACACAGATCGGAAGCCTGTCGGCACGCGTCGGCACCGCCGAGGCGGACATCAACGCTGTCGAAGTGGCCGTGGCAACCGAAACAGCGGCGCGCGCCTCGGCTGATACCGCAATCCAGGCGCAGCTGACTACGCCTGTAACGGGATTGACTGCGCGGGCGACGGCCCTGGAAAGCAGGGTCGCGGTTGTGGAGACCAATAAGGCTGAAGTGACTGCGTTGAACTCCCTGACCGCCCGAGTGGGTACCGCGGAGAGCGCCATCGCGACCGAGGCAACCGCCAGGTCGAACGGAGACGCCGCGAACGCCACCCTGGTGTCCGCCCTGCGCGCTGAGACCCACTCCAGAACGAGCCTCGGACTGAACCCGTACTTCGACGCGCCGTCCGCATCTCCCGGCTTCCCTCCAGGATGGACCGACTGGATTGCCGGCGCGACGACGACGCAGGTTACCAAGTCAGCGCCACCCAATGTGGGCTTCAACGCGCGCATGGTTGTTCCGTCTGCTACCAGCTTCGTCGGACTGTCGCAGTACATAACACTAGGGGGGGTGTGGTCTCAGCGCCGCATCGCAGTGCGCGCACAGGTACGGCTCGTGGCTGGAAACTTCGACGGCGCTGGCGTGTACGTTGCATTTTACACCGCGGGGTACGCGACCCACTTGGGAAACGCCTGGCTCAAATTCTCTACTGAGGCCAACACCAGCGGCATTATATCGAACTCTCACGCGGGTAGGACAACCTACGAGAAGACCTTCGTGTGCCCGGCGAACACGGCCCACATCATCCTTTACCCGATGGCTAACTATCCGTCCGAGCTCGGAACGGGCACGGCTAAATCCCTCGACTGGTACGAGTGCTCCATCTCCGAAGTTGGAGCAGGCGTCGCCGGGGTGTCAGACCTGAGGGAGGCAATTACTACCGGCTCCTCGTCGCTCGCCCGGCTCCTCCTCGCGGTCAACACCGCCACCAACGCGGCGACTATCGAGGCTGCTGCCTTCGCGGGAGACGGCGCCTGGAACGGCTCGGCGATCACCCTGAACGCCGACCTCATCAAGCTCATGGCGAAGTCCATCAACTTCGGAACCAACACGGTCTTCGAGGACACCAAAGGCTCGATCTACACGACCAGCGCCGGCCGGCGTCTTCGTATCCTAGGCCCGTTCGGCACGTCCAACGACCTCGTCATCTGGTATGGCCCGACGTCCGTCGCCTTGAACTCCGAGACGAAGACCAACGGTCACTTCGCGTTCGCCACGGACGGCAAGGTCTACTACGGCAACGCGGAGCTGGGCGGCGGCGGCAGTAGTGTGTCCGCTAAGACGGCTACAGGGTCCGCAAACGTGAGTTCTGCCGGAGCGTGGACCTCTGTGTGCTCCGTCGCGTTTCCGAACGTTTCCAACCCATCCTTCTACAAGTTTCCTTACGTGGACCTTGCGGGCGTTGGCGCGGCGGACGGCACAGGAAGGAACGCCAACTGGTATTGGCGGATTATGGCCTACCCATCAGGAAATCCCGGAGTGGCCACGCTCCTCGCATACGACTACTTCACCACCGTCGCAGGCGGCGCTGGAGAGCCCGTCACTGTCAATAGCATAACCCAGCCGGCGCCCCGCTTGAACAGCCCGGTGCATTACGGGAGCACCATACTGGAGCTTCAGATTTACCGCTTTAGCGGCTCGGGAACCGTCCCAATTCAAGGGACCATCTACGTCGAAAACATCCCAGGATAACCCTCAGGAAACCCAATGTCCAACATCTCCCTTGTCCTCGACTTCGTCGGGGCCTCTGGCTTCGTGGCGGCGGTCGGCTCGGTCTTCGGACTGGGCCGGCTCCACCAGAAAGTCGAGAGCCAATCAGACCTCATCGAGCGCCTCGAAGAAGAGACCCGCTCCACCTCCATCGCTCACGGAGCCATGGCCATCACCCTCGGCCGCGTCGAAGAGCGCATCAGCACCATCAAGGATGACCTGACCGAGATCAAGAACGCAGTACGGAAAGACTAACCCATGTCCAAAGCAGCCAATATGACAGAGCTGGAGGTCCTCCACGCGGAGGTCACCAAGCAACTGACCGACTTGGTCAAGCAGGGCGATATGAAAGCCATCGCCGAAGCCATCAAGATGCTGAAGAACAACGGCGTCGAGCCGGCGCGTGACGTCGAGAACTCCGCAATCCGCAAACTGAGCGAGCAGATCGCCCAGATCGGCCGGGATAACGACCCGGACGCCCTCGATCAGCTTCTCCAGTAGCAAATCGACCGATACGTCCCGAAAACCACGCCAGATAAGCCCAGGACGGGCTTCAGGAGGCTCTACCACACGCTGGTAGCGCAGACTGGAGATCGCCGTCCTGGGCCATCCTGAGCAATCCTAGGGCATTTCAATGCAAACTAGAGCCCAGCGCACCCCAACCAAGCAATTGGACATGTGGTGGCGCCGAGAATACCCCGAGAACCCCGAAATATGGACCATGTACGAGGACTTCAAGGTCTTCCTGCACCTCGTCTGGACCCACTTGGCCCTCCCCCGGCCCACCCCGATCCAACTCGACATCGCCGACTACCTCCAGCACGGCCCCAGGCGAGAAATCGTCATGGCCTTCCGGGGTGTCGGTAAGTCCTACATCACTTCAGCCTTCGTTTGCTGGAACCTACTCCGCGATCCCGACATGGCGATCATGGTGGTGTCCGCTTCCAAGCAGCGCGCCGACGACTTCTCGACGTTCACCAAGCGTCTGATCTCCGAGATGACCATCTTGCAACACCTCCAGGCCCGCCCGGGCCAGCGGGACAGCAACGTGGCCTTCGACGTAGGGCCGGCCAAAGCGAAGCACTCCCCTTCGGTCAAATCCGTGGGCGTCACCGGCCAGCTGGCTGGTAGCCGCGCAAACCTAATCGTGGCCGACGACATCGAAGTCCCCGGCAACTCCTTCACCCAGGCCCAGCGCGACAAGACGAACGAGTTGGTCAAAGAGTTCGACGCTGTTCTGATCCCAGGCGGCGCCGTGATCTACCTCGGGACGCCCCAGACGGAGCAGTCCCTGTACAACCGAGTGGCTAGTCGTGGCTATGAAGCCCGCATATGGCCCTCTGAAGTCCCCGACCAAGAGTACCTCGACCGGATGGTCCACAAGCTGGCCCCGTACGTCACCCAGGGCTTCGCTCAGGGCCGCTTCAAGTTCGGCCGCAGCCTTGACCCCAAGCGCTTCACGCAGGACGAGCTGAGCGAACGTAGGCTCTCCTATGGCAACTCTGGCTACGCCCTCCAGTTCCTCCTCGACACGAGCCTCTCTGACGCTGACCGCTACCCCCTGAAGCTCAGAAACCTACTCGTCATCCCGCTGGACCCCAAGCGTGGCCCCTCAAGCCTCGCGTGGGGACCCAAGCAGAACCAGGCGCTCAACCACCTGATCGCCCCCGGGCTCGACGGTGACGGCTTCTTCGCCCCGGCATTCACCGATCAGACCTTCCAGGAATACACCGGAACGGTCATGCAGATCGACCCTGCCGGCCGCGGCAAGGACGAGACCGCCTGGGCCATCGCCTCGCAGCTCAACGGGATGGTCTTCGTGCCTCGCGTTGTGGGGACCCAGGGTGGCTTCGAGGACGCCGTCATGAAGCGAATCGCCAAGGACGCCAAAGCCTACGGCGTGAACCTGATCCTCGTCGAAGACAACTTCGGTCAGGGCATGTTCGGAGAGCTGTTGAAGCCCCACCTGCGCGAGATCGGCCACAACTGCGAAGTCCGCAGCGAACGCGCCAAGGCCGCCAAGGAACAGCGCATCGTCCAGACCCTCGAACCGATCATGGACCAGCACCGCCTGGTGATCGGTGAGCAGGTGATCCTGGAGGATGACACCTCCGTGCAGGGCTACCGCCCGGAAGACCAGGCGAACTACCGCTTGTTCTACCAAATGTCTCGCATCACCAAGGACAAGGGGGCGCTGGCCCACGATGACCGCCTGGATGCCCTAGCCGGCGCTGTGGCCTACTGGGTCGAGGCTATGGCCATCGACGCCCAGCAGAGCGCTGCCAAGGCCCGTGACAAGCTCATGGAGAAGGACATCAAGGCCCACCTCGCCAACCAGGTAGGGTCTGTCGATAAGCCCTTCTCGCAGCGTCAATCGCGGCGCGAGAGCCGTAGGGACGGTCTCATACTAAGGACCTAAAGAGGGTCTAAAAGAACCTAATGAAATCAATAGGTTCCCAATTCCCCGACCCGTAGGAGAGGCTCCCTCTGTGTCATACTACAGTGTATATACCTAGAGTGGTACCTTAGGTATTACCTTAGGTATTACCTTTGGTATTACCTTAGGTCTTCCTCTAGTTCTACGCCTGGTCAACCATGGTGGTAGGGAGTGTGGCTACGTCGATGACGTTACCACCTCTCTTACTCTAGTTCTACGCCTGGTCAACCATGGTGGTAGGCTGGGTAGTTACGTCGATGATGAGCTACCTAGCCTACTGCCTGTGAGGGAGCCCCTTAGGTTGACGCCCACAGTTTAGGCAGTCAACGGAGTACCCAGGGGAAGACCCTGGAAGGCCTGGGGAAGGCAGCGGTGTTACCGCAAGGCTCCCGCGCTCGTCGCAGGGACACCTACGGAGGCTTGCACCGCGTACCCGAACCCCTGGGTACTCTCTTGATTGACGCCCACCGATCCATCCGACTAAGGAGTACCACCTATGGCATCTATCATCGCAGTAGCCGTGTACGTCTTCGCGTGCCTCGTGTGCCTGGCGACGATGTTCTACAAGACGTTCTTGGCCTAGGCTGCCGGCCGACTTTTCTGTTGCAAAAATCTGAGCGCCTCTTGTGAGGGGTGCCCGCGCGTCGCGCCCCCCGTGCCCCCCCGCAATCGCGTGTGCGCGCACGCCTGGGACCGCGGCGGGGCACCCTCGCGCCACCACGCGCGCCACCGACGGGGCTGGATACCCAGTAAACACTGGGCTCCGCGCTGGATACGACATCCACAGGCTTCCTCGCGCATACCGCATGTGGCACCACGCGTGGCCCTTTGGGCTGCGTGCAGTGCCGCGTCACAGTTCGCGCCTGCAAGCTATTTTTCTCGTGTTCTGATCCACCCTAGGCACCACCCTAGGCACCACCCTAGGCACCACCCTAGGCACCACCCTAGGCACCACCCTAGGCACCACCCTAGGCACCACCCTAGGCACCACCCTAGGCACCACCCTAGGCACCACCC